ACTGATGGCACAAGCTGAGTCATCACTCCCCTGAATTACTGTGACAACTGCAGGCATGCCTCTCTTAACAAGGATTGCTCTGACTAAATCTGCATATGCATCCTGGACTATTGAATGGAAAATGGAACTGACCCTATGCCATATCCCTTGCCACATCCCAAATTTCACCTCTATTGTGTTTGAGTCTTCACCTATGAATGGAGGAGAACCTGATAGAAAGCAATTCTTGAGCCAATGCAAGGTCTTATTTGTTGATTCCTCAAATTTAGAAGTATGTAGAATCCCCACAAGCTCATTAGGAATAGCAATACGTTTTCTCACCCATAAAGAGAATGTCAGGTATAACAGAGCATCCAACTTGCCTTCTGTTATTCTATTCATTGCAAAATAAAATTTGCTCACATGATGGCGTTGGCACCACTTTGTGGCATCAGCAGACTTACAGATGGTCAAGTGGTTTCCAAGCTTAGCTTGAGACATCAATTCATGTTCTCTCATGAAACCATCTTTTCTCTTGGGATTTAGAACACTATCAGACCTAAATAGATTTGACATGCATATTGCTACTCTCTCCACAAAGAACTGTAATATTCTAGCCTTGATTTCAAGAACATGAATTTCCCTGTCACCACCATGCTGATCTTTTGGGAAACAATCAGAGTAAATGTAACCCCTGTCATGAAGTTCTTCACATGAGTATGTTAATAGTTTCAGTAATGTGGGTTCAAGGTCATGCGTATCCCTTGTGAAATCACGAATCAACTCTACTAGAGCACTAATCACTCTAGGTCTCTTTCCTGCAAGCTTTGGATTGAGCTTCTTTAGTTTCTCTACATAAACTTTGCCTGTTGATTGCTCAAGTTCAAATTTAGGTAAGTTAATTTGTGGATCTAGATGATTTTTGGAGCTGGCCTTCAGAGTGGCTAATTCAGAGAATTTTCTCTTGGAAAAATCTCTCTTTATATGTCTCATCAGTTGGTCACACCAATTTCCTCCATAGAGTGCTATCCACTTCAACTTGCAATTGTCGATCATGAACCTTAGCAAATGGGGGGACCAAGCATGTCTCTCAGGAGACTTTCTCTCTGCCCAGATTATCCCCTTCTCTTCAGGTATGTGTTTTCGAGCCCACATCTCCTCCACTACTATTTTTTTAACTATCTTAAAACTTCTATCGCCTACCCTTCCTTTCATCTTTGACACAGGATAACTGAAATAGAAAGAATCTATCAGCTGATCTAAAGACACAGGACTATTATGAAATACTGACCTTAAGCCTAGATATCTGACAGAATTTGGATCTGATTCAGGGATCCCATGAACCTTAACCTGTCTTGGCTTCCTACTCCTGTAAAAATTCATGAGCCATTCCACCCTTTTGAGGTAGTAAACTGACAATCTTGATCGTAATACCTCTGGGAGTCTAGATATAAATTTATAAGGGTCAGATTCATGTCTCTGCAAGACAGTCATGAATAAGAATCTAGTGTCCATGATCAGATTCTCAATGTCATTTTTATTATTCATGTAAATTAGAAATATTCCTTTCAAGGTTTGGAAATAATCTAAGGGTAATGTTGCCTCTTGTGTTAAAAATTGAATGGAAAAATGCTGCATTAGATATGCTGAAATTGATGCCATGTAAGGACCTGCTTTGAGAAAATGCTCTAGGGTTCCTTCTACCATAGAAGAAAAATCACTCATTAGGTACTCGCCAACTCTCCACACTTTGGCTCCTAACCTTCCTGTATCCCAGATGTCTGAGCTTGATGATTTGACACATAGAGAGAAGAAGATGTGAGACCCAGTTGCTTTCAGAAGTATAAGAACAGGATAGTCTCTCATGGCCTTACATGTCCACCCTCCAGGCTTGTGAGGGATTTTGTACTCATATGATAACTCAAGACAAAGGCTGGACACAAAATTGCAATAATTGATAATATCCATCTCCCCAAGCCAGTTGAACATTTTCTTCGACAGCTTCCTTTTACTAGTTTTGAACTCACTTTTATTTATCATATCAAATATTGTTGATTGTGATGAAAGTCTAGAATTAAAGCCTGTAAGATGATCCCCTTCAATGAATTTCTCAATATCCTCGGTATCAGTCATGTGGGAGAAACCTTTCTTCTGATGCTTTTCATGATCTGAGACTAATGTACTATTAGCAAACATTTTTGCCCCTGGTCCTGATGTTGCTATTAATTCTTTCTCCTCACTTCCAAGAGTATCTAAAAACATAAATGCTCTTCTCAAATGGTGCTTCTCCTTTTCTTGTTCTCCTGTATATGCCTCAGATAGAGAAGTAAGATAATGGACTGATTCCGGATGCTGCCTGGACTCATTGAAAGAAGAAGATATACCTTCTGCCCAAAGCTCTGACAAGATGTTGACATACCTTTCTTCATGGAGAAAATTACCCATTCCCAGAAAATCTTCTATGCGTGCAGTTTCATTTGTGTAATCAGGTAATATTGCTGGTAGTGTAAATATCCTTTTCTGGTCTTTGCGAACTTCTTGGGAGGACAAAGATTTATGATAATTATCTAATGAATCTGCAGACAATCTACTCTGCAGACTCATTGATTCCCTCCAACTCTGGTCAAGAATCTCTTTGCTCCTAATCTCATCTTCTGACCTAGACTCTTGGAGTGACATTGATCTTAGTTCTTCATTAAAGTCCCAAGCAGAATATAAATTCATGGTCTCCAAAGATTCAATCGATCTATCAACTTCTCTTAAATCTATATCATCTTCATAATCCCCTGTATTTACCCTAATAGAGGTCTGCTCCTCAATTGAACTTTCCATACTCATACCCTCTCTACATCGTCGGCATAGTTCAGAAACAATGTCATCCCTCAAGTAACAATTAGTCATGATTTTAAAAGGTGAAACAACAAGTATGCAATATCTCACCTCAATGCCATGTAATGCACCCTCATATGCTAGTATTTTCTTCTTGTAGGCTCTATCTAGCACTTTATCATAATCCACAGCTGAGGTGGCTAGCTCAATCACCAGCTTAGAATCTCTATTTATGTAATCAGGAGTTAAATCTTTCTCTATTCCTAATGTCCTCAGAGACATGTCTGTCTTCTCAATCCCCATAGATGCCACATGATCACGTCTAACATGACTCAATTCTTGTTTCCAGAGCTCATCAGATAAATTGTCACCTCGTTTCTTTTGCATGAATTCTTCCCCTCTTATTCTTATTGACAGGGACCAGAAATCAGCTTGAAGATTTATGTTCCTCTGAGTCAGCATTGCTTTGTCAGATAGAGTTACTGGGTTGTGCAAATCACGAGTTCTTGATCCTTGAAGTAAGCCTATCTGAGACAAGTTCAAGGAAGACTCAGAAGCATTTAAAGGATCATTCATAGGAGTAGACATGATTGTTGCAAAGCTTTTTTGAAAACTCAGAGGGAGTTGGCAGTTAATGATTTTGGATGGAAACTTGCTCAATTTTTATGTATGTATAGCTAAAGATT